GTTACGTTTCTTGAGATAGTTGTAGATAATAGTATCCCACATTCTTACCTGATAAAACACATCGTTGTAATTCACCTTGGCATCATATGCCATCGTCAATGCAAGTTCAATCAGTTTCATCTTGTCTTCCAAACGGTCAACAAGTTCAACGTCAATGATGTTGTATTCAATAAACTTCTGCCACCCTTTTGTATAGAAGTCTTTGAATGTATCAAACTCTGAGTGGTCAAGTTTTTGTTGACCAAGTTCTACCTTTGCAATGTAATCTAATCGGTATGATTCTTGTGCCTTGTATGTAAACTTCTTGTATAGATCCAAGTAATCAAGTTGCGTAACACCACCAACATCAAAGGTGGTATGTTTACGACCATTAATATAAATTTCACCCTCAGATACAAGACCCCAAGGTGACATGCGTTTCATTGTTTTCTCACCAAGAACACGATTGATGCGTTTACAAATATAAGGTATGTCGTATAACTGAATATTCCAACCAGTAATCACATCAGGAACATCTTGCATCCAATGATTAATAAAGGTGCGAAGTAAATTCTCTTCAGTATTGCAACAATGATATGTCACATTCTTTTGTGTATTATTAAATGGATTAACACCCCATGTAATAATTTCTTTTGTTGTATAGTCTTGGATTGTGATTGCCAGAATCTGTTCTGTGCACGATTCAACATCGGGGAATCCCTGCTCAGACGAAACCTCAATATCAAGAGTTACAAGTTTGATCTTACTAATATCAAATTTGATTTCATCCTCTGGATATTTCTCAGATATGTATTGATAGATATAACGATCATTTCCGTATATGTCAAATCCCTCTACTTCATCATACTTTTTATAAAAATCTCGACACTCTCTTACAGTTCCGGGTCTGACAGCATCAACCGGAACACCATTTAATGTTCTATATTTTGTTTTCTTTTTTGATCTAACGAAAAGAGTGGGAAAGAATTCATCTCTATGTTCATATCTTTTCCCATTCTCAACACCACGAACCAGAAACTGATTACCAATTAACTGGACATTAGTATAAAATTTCATTGTTTCCCCTCAAGATACACAATTATTTTTTTGATACCCTCTATATCATCACCATGCAAACCCATAGATGTATTACATTTTTTACATATCCAACCACGAAACTCTTCTTTGACTGAATCATGATCAAAACACACACCTGACATTTCTTTATCATGAGTCATTGGAATTCCACAACATTCGCAGGGAGTTCCTACAGGAGGTTTTGTATATGTTCCTTTTTTCTTGATAGCAACTCTTTTAGTCCTATCAGAATGTGTTCGACATGATATACAGATCTTACGACGAAATCTTTGCGAACCATAACAATTCCAACCAAAAGCATCAATGGGTTTTATCTCCCCACATTTATTACACTTTCGAGTTGATTCCTCTTCTAATTCAATTCCAAGTAATTCAGCGAGTGGATTCATTTAAGAAGGTCTTGATATTTTTCAAGTAAAGTAGGTTTGGGATCAACAAGTGTGAGGATCTTATCTGATGATAACATAAAAACATTCTGATTGGTAGATTCAACTAACCAAGGAGACAAAGTATTATTATCTCCAACTATAAAAGGTTCAGTTAATTTGCAATCAGGTTGTCCAATGTCAGCACCAATCTCATCAATCTGAGATATTAGTTTTTGCTGATTCATCAGCACTATCAGTTTGATCGGTGGTTTCTCCATTTAAAACTTCCTCTTTATACATTTGTTCAATTTTTTCGATGGGTGTTACCATAGTTACAACCCAGTCAGTTGGTAGTGGTATAGCCTTCTCTTTTGCAAGGGGCATCCACGGAAACATTGATATAGATGTTTCTTTTTTGTCGTTATTAGATTTTTTTGGTATTAACTTAACCACAACAGGTTTTGTAAGGAAATATCCAATAACTTTTTCTTCGGGAGAAATCATCTCCTTGACATCAGCGATGACATCTTCACCAGATTTAAGTAATAATATTTTTACCGTCATTTAGTTTTTTGTCCTCATATAATTATAACATAAAAAAGGGGATCGTCAAGATCCCCAAGTTCCATCTCGAACTCGTTTTTATTTAGAGATAATCTTTTCGAGCATGATGTTCTGGAACTACTTTACCTAAATTAATTACAAGTAATCCATCTTCAAATTTTACATCCTTTACAACCACATCATCTGTAAGTTGCCATTCTCTTTTAAATGATCGTTGAGCCATCCCACGATGGACATATTCATTTTCTTTTTTTTCGTTTTTCTTTCCTTCTACAATAATCTTTCCATGTTCAGTGTAGACTTTAACTTCACTTTTTTTGAATCCTGCTAATGCAATTTCTAAAATAGATTCGTGATTATTTTCTTGCAGAATATTAAATGGTGGATAAGTGGAGTTTGGATTTTGCCAAAAACTTTCAATTGCTTTATCAATACCTATTGAATTGGCTGTTATCTTTTCAAATAGTTCTCCTAGATCTTTTGCGCGATAAATGTTAGTCATAGTTCTCCTTTAATAAGCGAGTGTGAATTGTGTCCCCGAAGGCGACATACTAATTATACAACAAGACAAAAAAAAGAGGGGTGGTGAACCCCCCTAAATTATGTTCGGTTATGTATGAATTACGGTAAACCGATTATTTCAAGTAATCTCTTGTTTGTATCTTGCCAATTGTCTACATGATAATTGACTCCACCTCTTTCGTCAACCTCCTGTGCTAAAGGATAATCATTACCATTCTCATCCATTCTATCACCAAAAAAATGTATTATGTCATCCTTGTCAAAATCACGTAATATTTGACTCTTATCACTTCCTTTTGTTGATATATCAACTCCAGTTTCTCCTCCTACAAATGCATGGAGATCAGGAAACTTCTTATTAAATCTTTCAGCGATCTTAACTCTTTCGTTTGAATAGTAATCCCATTTCTTATACAACCCTCTCTGTTCAAAATCTGCACCCCTACCAAGAATACTAAAATTAATACATCCCGGTCTCTGCTCTATATGTGTTCCTGTTCGTATAGGAAATCCACTATAATTTAATTCTTTCAGTAAAAAGTTAGTAACTTCTTTAGAAGGTGTCCAAGGATTTTGAAAAATAAGTTTATCCTTTTCATAAACTGCATTTCCTGCACAGTTATAAACTCTTTCTGCTCGATTATATACATCTAAACCAACTTGGTCTATAGTCTTCTCTCTGTCACTTCCGGTTACAAGATAAACTGGATGATTACATTCAAAGATAATAAACCATGCCATAAAAGACATATCCATTTGTTGACGACTCGGTGTGAGAGTGCCGTCAATGTCAAAAATAAATTTTTTCAATTACTCAGATTCAGTTGTTTTTCCTTTCTTCCCAATATTGTATTTCTGCTCAAGCTGCCATTCAGATTTATTCTTATATGATAAGACTTTAATTTGATTTAGTGGTGCGATATCAATACAACTATCCGCTTTAACATTAGAAATAAGTCCCCAGTCAGCCAATAAATGAGTTATGCGATTACGTCTCTGCACATCATTAATTGTTAGATTAGCATGCTTACCATCTAAAGCGAATAATTCTTTAAAGTGAACAATATAATATTTTCCTTGCTTATGTAAAATATGGCAGGATTGATAGAGTTTTTTCTCTTTTCTAGACGCAACTCCAATACGGGTTAGTGTCTCACGAACTTTCAAAAAATCATCTGGTTCATTTAATACAACCTCTAGCATTTGATCTTGAGACCATTGCACAGTAGGTTCAACAGTGACCGTCATTTCATTCCTCCAGTATCAAGTCGTTGTTTAATAAAAGTAATCTGTTCGGCGGTTAAAATTTTCAGAGCTTGTGATGCTTTTTCATTACTATAACCATAGTATTGTTTGACAATTTCAAGGTCTGTGACTTTATCCTTACGGAGCCAAGGAGAGAATCTCTTCTTTTTCCTAAGTGTATTTAGATAAAAAGAATATTGAAGATCCTTATCTAAGAAAGGATATTTATTCATCTCATTTGCGAACATTACACAATCAAGGTGTCCTGATAAACAACGATTAATAATGTATGGAGGATAATCTTTTATTACACTTGGATCATCTTCAGTTAAATTTTCTTTGTTGAAGTTAATCGAGTTCAACCAATCTTTAAGTTCCATTATCTTATAATTTGAATATCTTGATCTTCTGTCCAGAGTTCGACATTAGTTCTAAACCTACCCTCAGACTTTAACTTTTCATATCTTTTACTTGCCTTCTTTTTCCACCATGAAATAATATTATCAAGATAGAACTTATCCCAGTTTTGACCACGAACTAATTTATCTTGCTTACCAAGTAATACTTCACGAACATTACCATAACCATAATCAGAAGTATACGATCTCTTTCTTTGGGTAAGTTTAAATGCATTCTTAAGAACTCCATCCAACTTTTTTAGTTTTTCTACTTGTCCATATTCTTTCAATGAATTCTTAGTCCATGAAATCATTCTAGTTTGTCTCTTCATCTTTTTAGATGAAACATAAGTAGGAGTTACAGGATTATTATCATTAATTACAGTGAATCTATCATGCAATTTATGAAATGCTCTATCATGCAATAAAGGAAGAAATTTACTATCAGTTAAACCTTTAAATCTAATAAAAGGTTTTAGACCATCATACTGTGATGCAGAAGTTGTAGATCCATATAAAGAGGTTGTTTCAAACCATCCAATATCTTTTTCAAATACCACATTAAGATGCTCTCTTGCAAAATGAGATACACATAATAAGGCAAGTAATTTACCACCAAGATAATTATATCCAAATGGTTGGGATGGAACGATTGCAAAACCCATCACTGCATGGCGATTAAATATAGAAAGATTTGCTGGTTGACCTAACCATTCATTTCTTGGTTTAGAGTTAATCGTAGGAGATCCAAAGCGAATGAATCCAATTATCTTCTTACTATTCTTTTCATATACTATCCAACGCAACTCTCTACCGGGAATATTTTTCTCAATGATTGCAGATGATGTTGCAGTTAAAAGTTCATGATAATATGCTTGAGGAACAGATTGTTGAAATCTATCTCCAACAAACTTAACCTCAAAATCCATGTCCTCTGGATGAACATCTTCATTGAAGAATTCATCTTTTAGAGAAACAATTGATTTACCTCTTTCTTTAACTGCTGCCTCTTTTGTAAAACGAATATAGTCTTCAATAGTTTCAAATCTACCAAAGTAATCAATAAATTCATTAGCAGCCCATGTAGCATCTGCTTCACTGATAATCATTGTATAATAGGCATTTTAAATGGTTGTTCAGGTTCGGAGTAAAATTGTCTTTCGGAAGGCATGGTCAAAACCTCTATTAACAAATTAATATCAGCGGATATTGCATCACCAGTTTCTGACATTTTACGATATCCATTGCCAACATAAATTTGTCCTGCCATGACTGCAATAGTGCAAGCACCCCAGAACAGATAATATTTGTTTGATTTTACTTGATGTTTTAGTTTTGTGAATTTGGTCATTTTAAGTTTTCCATAATAGTGTAGTAGACAACAATACCAGAACCAATACCACTTAATAGTAACAAGATTCCGAGAAAACCGAAACAGTTAAGTCTGAATGGTTTTCTTTCTTTCTTCATTTAAATTTACACTCTACCATAATCTCAGTTAAACATGCCAACATGTTTATTTCTTGATCTGCTACGAATGCGACTTGGTATTGATATTTAGCCAGAATAAGAACGGCAGCAGGAATAGAATTAGAGACCAAGGATTCGTAGAGACTATCGTAAATGCGACGATAAAGTAAAGTGGTATCATTATCCAAGTTATCGACACACCATTTACGAACCGACGGAAAGTTTTTTTCTTTGAGGTTTTTAATGAGATCATTGATTGATACGTCAGAAAAGGTTGCTAATATACCGGAGTCTATTTCTCCGCTTACAGAATATCTTTGACACTCGTTTAATACTCTCCTCCAATCAGGAAAGTGTTTGTTAATTAGTTCTGCTAAAACTTTCTTATCAGACTTTACTCTCTCTTTATCTAAGATATCATTTATTCTTTGAAAGAAAGATGCTGCGATTGCAGGTTTGTCTTTCTTATTGATCGCAAAGTCAATAACAGTGCATCTTGAATGCAAAGGTTCAATGATCTTATTCTTATAATTACAAGTAAATATAAATCGACAGTTATTATAGAATGTTTCTATATTTGCTCTCAGTAAAAGTTGAACATCGTGAGTAGTATTATCTGCCTCATCGATGATAATTACTTTATGATTTGCACCACCAACTAAAGAAACTGTTGATGCAAAGTTCGCTGCTTTATTTCTTACAGTATCAAGAAATCTACCTTCATCTGATCCATTAACAACATAGTAATCAGCATTAAGTTGTTGACATAATGCTTTTGCAACTGTAGTTTTACCAATGCCGGGTGGCCCTGATAACAACATATTTGGTATTTCACCTTTTTCCAAAAAGTCTTGAAATGTTTTCTTAATACTTTTTGGAAGAATACAATCGTCAATGGTTTTGGGTCTATATTTTTCAACCCATATAAAATCACTCATAATAAAATAGTAAGTTTAGTTTAACTTTCTCTTCCTTCTAGTTGATAGTAATGCGACTGCTGCTATCATAACACATAATGCTAACATTTGCACTTCTGCAGGAAATAAATCGTAAGTCACGTTTGGTGCTTCCCAAGTATTCGGTAAAAAATACGCCGATGGTTTAGATAAAAAAATCATTCTTTAGACCTCCATGTTTTTCTCATATGTTTATATGTATCGTTGTTAGCCACTAAATCTCGCACTTTCTTAAAAATTGTTGCAGATTGTGCATATTTACTTGTAGCATGATCAGGTTCTTGTGGTTTCACATTTCCCTCATCATCATACTTACGTCCAGAGTTGTGATTTGCATATCGTCTTGCACGAGTAAATCCCATCTCCAAAAACTTACGACACATATCCATACCGATAAAATCTTTTTCATCACGATAATCAAGATACATTGCAAAAATTTTATTAGAAGATTTTACTGCTTCATCAGGAGTTTTGAATCTCCAATGAGCACATATATCGTTAGTATAAGGGCGAACCAGTAAAACTCCTTGCTCTCCCCTTCCAATACGATAAAGTTTACGAGTTTCCTCGTCTGTAAAACTAAGTCTCTTGTAATCGAGTTCATAATCAAATTCCTTCATAACCAATTAGATCTATCACATCCCCATCTTTTAACTTCCATAGAGTGAAAACGGGTTTGCATATATTGTATCACAGATTTGTAATCTGTCTTTGGATTGCACGAAAATAAGTCACATCTAGCAACATCATCTTCAGGCCATGTGTGTATGCTTATGTGACTCTCTGCAAGTAATGCATAACCAGTCACACCATGTGGTTCAAATTTATGTGTATCAACCTTTATCAACTCTAAATCAGCAATCTTTGCTGCCTCTACTAGAGTTTCTTTTATATACTCCTCATCATCTAATGGAGCATTTATTAGACATTCCTTTAAATCAAATAATACGTGTTTCATATCATACCAAATAAAATTAAACCAAAAGCAATAAAGACCATAATACCCATACTAATAACTGTATTATAAAACCATCTAGGTATTTTGTCATCATTGTTGGGTTTGTGATCGCTCATAACCAATCAGGTTTTCGAGATGGATTACGTAAGTAATTAGATGCTGCCCAAGGTTTACTTGAAATATATCTTTTGTATGCAGTAAATATATCAATACTTTTATCATATTTGAATTCATCAGGCCCTGCAAAGGCAAATGTATTTACTTTTCTGCAGATAGAAAAATCTTTCTCTCCAGAGTATTTAAGAAAAACATGTCTCGCTTCATTCATTGTTTTAGAGCATGAATGTATTTTTTCATATCTCTTGTAATATTCATAACATAAGGCAGTTCCATGTGCAATTAACCATGCAGTGTTCTTAATATCTTTTGCTGCCCATACGGTGCACGGATGCCCCCTGAATGCCCCTTTCTTGGTGTTGTAGGGTGTTCCATCCTTCTTGGATAATAATTCATCTCCCCAATTAAAATACCACTTGGAATAGACTACTGCCAACATCTGGCAAGTCTCAAGTGGCATCTTAACTATGTGCTTGTCTGGTAATACTTCTGCCGATTTGTAAGGGCAGGGGTCAGTCACGAATACGTTCATAATGTGGTGGTGTATAATGATCGTTCCAGTGTCGAATGTTACCGGCAACGATAAAACAATTGGTGACAACTAATTGTAAGAAAATAAAAGTGCGTATAATACAAATCGTATTATCATACTTTTTAGTCGTCTCATCTTGGAAGGAACCAAGGGCATACTTCCATATATTCCATATGTTAGCACGTTTTTTCATTTTGACCAGTGTTTTTTTTAAATCTCACCCTATATCTTCTGGTGCGGGAATACCTTTACTTTTTATAAAGGTTTTTTTCTCATAGTCAAAGTAAGGATGAGGTTCTGCCTTTTTCCAAGGTTTCTTGGATGCATTCTTTATGACAATGAATCTATCAGCAGCAAATGTTCCTGCTAAATTTATTTCAATATCGTCACCATCAACCCAGTTTATACTTCCATCTTTTTTTGTGTGATTCATGAGTTTTTGAATCTCATCAATCATCTCTTGAGTTAGTTTCATTATTCAAATGTTGAGTCTGGTTCTAATGCAATGTAATACTTTAAATTATAATCTTTACTTATAAATCTTGATAGAAGTTTCTTTGACATAACAACATCATAAGTTCCGGGAAGAATCTTAATATTTTCAACCTTAAAGTTAAGAGAAAATGTTGAATCAGTTTCACCTACAACAATTGAGAAATCATTAGATGTATCATTCTTCTTATCACGAACAAGAAGTTTAACAACACCATTTTCACCAACAGCAGATAGATCAGGTAATTGATATATCGCTGCAGCCTTAAGTAACTTATCCAACTGTTCTGTGCTCACTGTAAATGCTACATCTTCACTTGGTAAAGTAATTTCTTTATCAGGAGGTGTAACAATAACTTTTGGATCTGCAAAGAAATATTTTGATCTCATACGACCTTCTTTAATTACCAAGAATCCCTCATTTGCAAAATCAAGTTCTGGTGTTCGATGCAATGTAAGACCATTAAGAAACTGATTAAGATCATAGATACCAAAATCTTTTGGTAAGTCTTCACCAATCTCTGCTTCTGCCAATATGTTTTTCATGACAGATATAGTTTTTAAAGATCTACCCTGTTTAAAAAGGATTGATTGATTGATGTTAGAAAAGTTTTTTAAAAGAGTTAAAGTTTTATCAGAGATTTTCATAGTAAGAGGTCTAAGTTTCATTATGGCATTTGTTCAAATTCATCAGTAGGCATTGATGGTTCGCCATAATGTCCATCAAAGTGTAATAGTAGCATAGCATAGTGAATGACTTTTAGCAAGTCTGTTTTATTTCTCCCATTTTTACTTCCATATCTACTACCATATTTCAATATGTTAGCTTGACAAAATCCTGATGCAATATCCCTTGCTGCCATCAGGTCAATTGTTTGAACTTTACGGAACTCATGTTTTGTCCCTGTGTAATGCCCATTATACGTCATTGAAACATAATCTTCAATATCTTTTAGAATTTCTTCCTCATGATACTTGTATTGATTATTTCTTTGTGGTTCGTAATCCATTTGTTCCTCTACTGATTGTGTTGAAAAATGATGTGCTCTCTGGTCATCTACATCTGCCATGTAGTCACCATAATAATTAACTTCATAATCAAGACCATCATCTTCTGGGGTATTATTTTTAACTGGATAAGTTTCATCCATAGATCCGTTTAATACCTCCCATGCTAAACTCCACGCATTAACCATATGCAAAAAGAAAATCGTTTACGAGACTCTCTGATGCATCTTTACCAAATTTACCAGTCAGGAAACCTGATACTGGATCAAGTTTAGTCATATATGCATCGAAGTCTTTATACAAGCTAGTATCATCACCAGCTGGTTTTTCTAATTCTAACATGTTTTTAAATTTAGTCAAGTAATTTTCAAACATTTCAAGATGTTCATTTACTTGATTCATTTCACATTTGGCAACATAAATGTTATCTGAAAAATGATTTCCAACTTCAAAAAATCTATAATCATTTTTTCCTTTTGGTAATCCATCAACAGAGTAACGATAGTTTTCAACTGGATGTTGAAAGTCAAATACTATGATAACTTTCTTTTCATTGAATCCCATCAAATCCATACCAAAACATGGAAGATTACTACCTGTTTTTGGATAAAGGATGTTGTTATAAATGGAGCATTTATCACTCCAAATATCTACCTCTCTTGATTTAATTAAAAAAGGATTGGTATAAGTCTTCGCAAAAAGACTCATACCTTTTGATTCCCATGCTCCCCATGTCTCATCATAATCTAATGAGATTGTTTCATGGAGAACAGACTTATACTTGTTCCACAGATCCATTGTTCTCTTGATTAAAATCTACATCTGCATCCACTTTGTCATATAACTCCATGAATGATTGCTTAGTCTCATCATCAAAACGATTGACACATACTTCGATTGCTTTTGCTTTGTTCTTGAAGATTCCATATGCACGAATGATATGAACTAAACGACGAGTAGAAATGATCTCCTCTACACCACCATCGTAGAATGTCTTACGAATGATGTCTGCCCAATCAACAAGTCTCTTACAAAAATCAGCATCTTTGATACCAATTTCTGCAGATGCATTAGCAAGAATCTTTTGCTCTGTCTTTGGTGCAGGATATTCTTGCTCGAACGTTACTGGGAATCTTTCAAGGAAGGCCTCATTGAGCACGTTAGTTCCAATAAATCTTCCGTCGTCTGAACCCTTACCTTTAGTATTTGCGGTGGCAATGACGTTGAATCCTGCGGATGGTCTGACAAATCTCCCAATTTTTTTAAGAAAGACTCCAGTTCCTTCAAGGATGCTCTGAAGGCAGAGGATCTTGTTGGATGCAAGGTCGATTTCGTCAAGTAACAAGATTGCACCTCGCTCAAGTGCTTCGATGACTGGGCCATTGTGCCATACGGTTTCACCATTAACAAGACGGAAACCGCCAATAAGATCATCTTCATCTGTTTCGATTGTAATGTTTACACGAACAAGTTCTCTTTTGAGTTGTGCACATGCTTGCTCAACACTAAAAGTTTTTCCGTTACCAGATAAACCTGTGATAAATGTAGGATAGAATAATTTTGACTTAATAATACTTCTAAGATCAGTAAAACTACCAAACTTTACGAATGTGTCATTTATTGTAGGAACTAGATTTTCTTCCACAAAAGGTGTAACGCTTGGAGCACTAAATGAACGCTCTATCTTTTCTACTGATTTTTTAGTAACTTCAAAATTCCACTTTCCACGACCAACTTTAAACTCATCAATCTTTTTGGTAATGGTCGAATATGCAATATCATTCATCGCACAAAAACCTTTTACATCAGCAGCAGTAAATTCAGTGCCATAGTTGGATCTAAGACCCTCAATAATTTCTTCACGAGTCATTTTGACTTCAAAGGGTTTGAATAATTTTTTTGTCATGATGCGATTTGTGTTTGTATACCTTTACTATATCAAACTATGATCGCATATACCACTAAAAGGGACAGTTTGTTTATTGTCTTTAGTGTCAGTTATTTATCTTTGATTCCCACTCTGCAAAAGAGGATTGACACTGCCCTGTATTCTCTTTAGGATCATACTTATTATACCCCTTTATCTTTTTCCATTTATTATATAATGCACCTAGTATCCACGACTGAGATAAACTTTTAGGCCCATTTTCCAGTAATTCAAGATAATATTTATCACTTGTATACTGTTTGTATTCTTCTCTCCAATTGGAGTCATCATAAGGTTTTGTCATTTAATCTCCATATGCGAAAGTTTTACCTTTAATTTGTGATTGACCGTATGGGTTTTTACCTTGTGGTTTAAACCTACCGACATTTTCTCCTTTTTTATCTAATCCACCTTTTCTTGTTCTATGTAGTGTAGCAGTTTTTTTAGTTTGTGTTAATACGGAATCCTGCCCATACTTCTTACCTAACTTCTTAACTTCTTTCTTGAATTTTCTTTTACCCATCTTACCACGATCTATTGCATAACTTTTCTCTTTTACTTTTCTCTCATCTTTTGAACCGGGATTTTCTAAATATGATCCCTTTAATTTAGTTGGCCCTCTACCAAACTTACCACGAATATCTTTTTGCAATTGTTTTGATCTTGCTTGATTTTCTTTCCTTGATTTGTCACCACGATCACCCGAAAGAGTTGCTATACCACTCTTATCTGATTTACTTTTTATACGAGAGAGACTGCTCTCTTGCATGAATTCTTTGAATGTGATCATACCACTAAAGAAATAAATTCGCCCAATACTTTTTTATTTAGTTTTTTTGTCTTGAGTGATCTAACAAATGCTGATTTAATCTGCGACTTGGTAGCATCTTCCTTTACTTGAAAATCTGAATTGTCATTAAGATTTACTGATGACATTACAAAATATGCATCATAAGCAGAGTCAACAATATTGAAACTTTTTGTTTTTTTCCAATCTTTCTCAATCACATTTAACTTTGTTTCATCAGTTGTAAAATGTCTTGCAAAAGATAATGCAGCTCTAGGAACGATAACTCGAATACCGATAAAGTTTACTGTTGGAAATAGATCTTGAAGATTTTGAAGAATAGTATCTGTAAAATCTGTATATCTATAACCAATTTTATAATTACAACCAAGTTTACGGTCACGTATAAATGTCGCTTCAGGAACGATACCGCGTGTTCCCATGTATGGTTCATCTTCCCAAGAACGTTTAACCTCCACATGATATGAGAGATGCCCAGCTTCACCATCAGTAAGAACAATACACTGAACTTTTTCAAGGTTATGTTTCTTTTGGAACTCTGGAAGAATTTGACGTAGAGTGATTAATGATTCGTTCAATGGTGTTCCTGATAATGCAAGTCTACGTGGATAAGTTACATGACCCCATACTCTGAATAAAGATGCAACTCTCCATATGTTAAGCATTTGATGTTCAAGATCTTTTCCTTTAACATCACTTGAGAAAAAATGCATGAGAGAAAAACAACTATCAATTGCCATTACGTTCTCTCTCTTCTCATAGGCAACAGTATCATAATTATGAGAATAACCCCAACCCTCATCACGTTTGAATTCATTTGAAAAAGCATATACATCAAAGGGAATATTTACTTTTCTGCAGAACCAAATTAAATTATAAAGTTGCTTTAAAGTATCCTGTAAGATATATTGCATTGATCCTGACCAATCAAGAATGAATACTAATCCATGATTTTTACCATCAGGTAATATGGTAACTTTTTTGAAAAGATCTTCATTGAACTTATAAGTATGAAGTTTTGATGTATTCAATACACCAGTGCGAGCTACTGCAGCACGAGCATATGCAGATGCAGCTTTCTTACACTCAAACTCTTTAACAAGATAATTAACTTCCTTTCTTGCATTCTTTTTAAAATTATTAAATTCAGAATCAATTTCTTCAAATGGATTTGCAACACATGAATATCCATTCTTCTCTCTATCTGCTTTAATTCTACTCCACTCCCATGCAAAATGTTTTTCGATAACATCATGAACCTCACTATTAGATTCAATAATTTTGTCAAGTTTAACATCAGGTAACTCAACATAGATATTCTCTCTACCATCATGACTCGCAATTAAATCTTTTAAACTCTTCTCCAACTCTTCTGCAGTTGCAACTTGTGGTTCTGAAGAATCAGGATCATAAGGAGAATCAGATTGCTCATCCTCTGGTGTAACCATATCACCACCTTCATCTGAACCAAAATCATTTTGTGGTTCAGTTTCTGATTGAGTGACTTGCTGATCAACTTCTTCTAACTCACCATCATCATTACTATCAGATGACTCTGGAGATTCTGGTTGTCCTGTTTGTGGAGTCATATGAAGATCAAGATCTTGAACTTGCTTCTTCTGATCCTCCATATTCTCCTTGCAGTAATTATATAACTTCTCTGATACTACAAGAACTTCATCAAAAGTTTCTGTGTTAGCAATCTCGTCAATAATCTCCTTCTCTTTTGATGTAAATGTTATATCAATAAAATTACCAATCTTGAAATGAAGATTTGCTTTATCAGCAAGATTAAATTTTTCAAAATCAACATCTACTACATTAAAGAAATCATCATCATGAAGATCACTATATCCATAATAAAATGTTTTTGGAAGACCCTGATACTTACGCTTCATCAACTTCTCTATACGAGCATCTTCGCAAACATTTATGAAATCAAAAGGTATTTTTACTTTGTCTCTATAATCTTCATTAGGTGTAAATAACGCATGCCCAACTTCATGCGCTACCAACATATCATATACAGAATTACTTGCTTTCTCCCAAAGAGGCAGAATCAATACGCGAGTCTGGACATTGAACTGCGCTGTCTCTACATGCTTATGCTCAACAATAAGATCTTCTGTTGCAAGTAGTTTTGCAAGTTGTGATTTGATTTCGTATTGAACTGCCATCTGTTTCCTGTGTGTGTATATGGCCATTATAAAACCCCTGACGCTTGCCAGAGGTCTTAAGTAGACACTTTGTTAAGTGGTTTATTGTGGTGTTGCCAATTCGGGATAGAGTTGCTCAATGTCCTTTCTATATAACGACTTGATATTATCTATAATTCTATCAGTCTTTATTAATTTGTCATCCTCATTTATTACCAGTTTTTGGTATGGCACATCTTTAGTAACATATGGTGCACCAATCAAATCTGTCATCCACTCATCAAAATCACTACCAAATCCATCTTCAAATTTCCAAAGATTAGTTTCATCAGTAATAAAATCCATCTGTGGTCTAAACCAATTAATACCTTCAAATGGATAGTTTTCAATTAAAGACGAAAACATCATTGGATCTTCCATTGCATCTTGTATGTCACCATACATTTTTTTTAAAAATATTGAACATGATATAAATCGATCTATAGGATTACGAACAATCGCAATATGTGGAATATTTGCAATATCATAATATCTCTCATATAATTCTGCATGAAAATGTTGTGGTTCCATTCCATTTTCTGTTGGTAAAATTGTTCCTTCAAGATCAAATCCATTTGATAAAATATTATTCATCAAAAATCTACCTGCAGTTCTAGGTATGTGGATATGAAATAATCTTTTTGCAGGACTAGGAAATTCAGGTCTTAGTTGTTTATAGGTCGGCATCTACTGACTCCAATACACTAATTGTTGGCATCCATCCAATACTTGCCATCACAGATATATCAGCAACATTATCATCCACTTCACCGGGAGTGTAATCTTTAACAGGTAAATCACCTTGTCCAAATTTTTCTGCGAGTTTTTTAACTGGAACAGATTCTCCATATCCTATTTGAACTGGGCCTGTTATTGAACTAGGAGCAAGATATCTTATTGCACTACACACATCCTTAACATGAATCCAATCTCTTTTGTGATTAGTCACATAGGTTGCCTTTTTATCTCGTAGCAAACCATACATCATATTTGGTCTGACATCAGGCCCATACACTGTCGAAAATCTCATACCAACAGAATTAGGTGGAGCCATTTGCTCATTTACCCACTTACTCAAAGCATAAGGATTATCCCAGTAGTTTTCATTTGCAGCACCAGTTGATGCGTATAATAATCTTGTATTTGTTTCTCGACACCAATCGAAAAGTGGTTTTGATTTTACAACATTATTTTCATAATACTTTTCTGGTTGTTCTACACTCTCTCGTAAATCAGCATATGCAGCAAGATGTATGACTAATCCATAATCACCACCTTTAAAATTTTTTATATCATCAGGAAAATCGATACCATGCACCTCATAACCCAATTCCTTTCTCCAATCAGCAAATACATATCTACCGATAAATCCACGGTGTCCTGTTACTAATACTTTCATGTTACTGGCCAGTCAATTACATTTCTAATCTCTTGATTATACTTCCATATTTCTTTGAACATATCAGCATTTACACCATGAGATTCCATCTGAACAATCAATGAGTTCAAATCTTTAGGAAAACAAGTTCCACCAAATCCACGATCATTATCAATTCCGGGAACTTTAGTATGTGATTTACCAATGCGACTATCTGCAGTCACACCTTCAACCACTACATCATAATCCATACCAACCTTTTGACATAAATCATATATTTTATTGAAGTATGCTACTTTGTATGCAAGAAATGTATTTGAAAAATACTTAATTGCTTCACTCTCGTCAGAAGTTGTAATGATACTTGGAATGTGAGGAAAATATTCTTCAAACATACGAACAAAATCAACACATAATTCCATATCACCACCAACAATATTTCTCTCAGAATTTGCAAAGTCTTTTATTGCATTTCTAGCAGTTAAAAATTCTGGATTATGAATTACATTATGTCTCTCAAAAAACTTTTTAGTTGTTCCTATTGGAACAGTTGATTTGATAACAAATGTTCCAGTAATATGATCTGGCAAATCCTCAAAAAATTTATTTAAGATTGATAAATCACACTCACCCCCATATCTCATTGGGGTTGGTAAACAAACGAAAATAAAATTCTCATTTATTACCTCTCCCAAAGTATTTAAAGATCTATTTTTGTCTGTGTCATAGACCTTGCATTGTGTTTTGTCTCTAAAATTTTGATAGACAGCGTTGCCAACAAAACCATTACCAACAATTCCAATCATGATACCATCCTACTGAATCCTTTAATTTTTTCAAATCTTACCACATTTTCAAATCTATCATCTAGACCTGTTTTGTGAGAAATAACAAATATGTTAGCATCTTCAATAACATATTTAATTATCTTTAAAAATTCCTCTGTTCCTTGACCATCAAGTGAACTATCAAACACCTCATCCAATACCATTAAATTAGTAGATATTGAATTTTTAAACTTAGCAACTTCTCTCCAAGTAAATAACAAAGCTAAATCTATTCTTTGTTTTTCTCCCTCACTAAACGAAGCATATGAAAAATCTTCATGAATTGGTGATTGAACAGTTTCATTAAACTCTTCATCAAGAGTAAAATTAATATAGAAGTCCATCATCTGTAGATAACGATTTATCTGTTGATTTATTAATGGTAAATACTTCTTTATAATTTTTGCTTTAACTCCACCATCTTTCAATAACTCATAGGTATAATTAAAATATTTTATTTTCTCTTTCTGAGACCCTAATTCTTCATATGTATCTTGGAGATTTTGTTTAAATGTTTCTAACTTTTCATGCTCAGTATTTCTGTTTTCAATTTGATTGGTAAGTGTTTGAACTTCATCTTTAAGATCTCGTTGTTGTTTTTGACAGTTAGAGATGAGAGAGTTGTTTTGAGAAATGCCATGCGTGAGTTTAGTAATCTCCTTTGATATTTTTGTAAATTGACGCTCTCTTTCTTGTTCTTTTTTAATTGTATCTTCAAGTTCTTTATAACCTGATTGCAACTTCTTTGCTTTATTTTGAGCGTCATTGATTTTATTTATTCTGAAATCTTCATCGATTTCCTGAGTGCATGTAGGACAAACCGTATTGTCTTTAAAAAATTTATCCTCTTTAGATATCATTGATACTTTATTAGATATCTGACCTTTTAAATTATTAAGTTTAGCTAAAGTGTCTGATGCTGCTGTTAATTTTTCTTGTTTTTGCTGCAATCCATAGATACTATCCTCTGCCTCCTCATTCTGCATAATACAAACACAAATATCATCACCTAAACTATCCATCTTTTTTTTCTTCTTTTCAATATCCTCTTTACCACGAGTCTCTATTTCATTCATAAATCTTTCTTGCATAGAAACTTTATCAATTAAAGATTCTTTTTTAAGATCTAAAGTTTTTGTTTTCTCTTTAACCTGCCTAATCTTATCCTTGATAATATTATTCATCGATGTGAATATTTTTATGTCAAGTAAATCTTCAATTACTTCTCTACGATTCGTTGCACTTAATTGCATGAATGGGACAAAGTTACTTGATCCTAGAATTACAATCTGTGTAAACGATTTATAATTCATCTTTACTACATTTTGTTCTAACCATTTTTGCTGATCATTTACAGATGCAAACTGATCAAGTAGTTTATCATTTCTCCATATCTCAAATATATTTGGTTTGATACCACGAATTACTTTCCATGTTATTGTTCCTATTACAAATTCAACTTCGACTCTTAAATCTTTCTCATTAACAGTATTAATTAATTGACTTTTGTTTATCTTACGAAATGGTTTTGAAAACAAACCAAAAGTTAAAGCATCCAAAACTGTGCTCTTTCCACTTCCATTAGATCCGACTATCAAAGTTGTAGATGAACCTTGAAAATCTATCTCAGAATATTGATCACCCGTTGAAAGGAAATTTTTCCAACGAACTTTTTCAAATAAAATCATGCTCTATATCAGGTGGGATAACAATATCATTTGGAGTAATAACCGTGTATTCATAATCATAATTTTGACATAAGTTTAACATAGCAGCTGGATCGACTTCCATCACATGCATTTCAGGATAATCCATATCCTCTAACATCATAGCATATCTAACAGCATCGTCTTGTTCTTCAAAAAGATACAAGATACTATCACCTTCTTCATTTTGAACAGAGTATGCTCCTTCATCTTCTCTTCCTACGATTGTTAGAACAAACATTAAACTAATTCACATGCCTCTTGATAAACTTCTTTAATCAAATCTTGTATTGTAGATTTTTTGAGATCAACATCAGATTCTTCAACATACCTATTTAAAATAGAGAGAGTGTCTTCTGATTCAAAAGCCTCAAACTCTTCATTCTCATGCAATTGAAAATTTTCAATAACTTTAAGTTCATGAATATTTGAAGCATATAATTTATCAATAAACTTTTCAAACTTTTTAGGATCAGATTTTTTACGAACAATTAATTTTACAATTTTATTTTCGTATTCTCTTGTATCAAAAGTTTGATGAGGTGTATCCTCATAATAAATTTTATAGAAGAAACGATATGGATTATTAACTGCAGTATGCTCTAAGGTGTTTGTATCAAAGAAATGAAATCCTCTTGTATCATCATAATCATTCCAATACATTTCATAAGGATTACCAAAGTAATAAACTTTACCATTATTTGATCTTGTATGAAAATGTCCAGAGAAAACTCTTTCAAATTTTTCAAAAGGTTTATCATCTAACCCATGATCCATTACAACATATTCATTTACTTTATATCCCTTTAACTCCAAATGTCCCATACAAACAGGAGATTGTGAGTCTTTAATTAATGCTAAACTTTTTTCTTTATTTTCTGAATTTATCCAAGGAACAAGAAGAATATTTAATCCATCTATGCATATATTAGTTGTTTCAGAATATACTCTTA